TAACAGGACTCGAAGTTTCATCCGAAAGATCCGTATCGTCTATAGCATTACTATACTCATCTCCAGCACCAAGCACAGTTTTTACATAACTCATTGCCTGGTTTAAATCACCATAAAGAGTAGATATAAACATATCCGCTGTAATTGTATTAGTATATATACTTCCACCATCTATTTTTGTAGTATCAGACGGATGAGCCCAACCTGATATAACAGAGGTATCTACACCTTCAATGCTAGACCCAGATTCTATTAAAACTGTTCCTTTAATTCTAAGTCCATTAGTTGAATCGTATTTGAGGTACTCGGATTCTTCCCCAATAGCTATACCATAAAGATCTGTAGTATAACCAAGAAAACCATTAAGATTTCCAAGACGTAACTTTGTACTTATTGCGTACCACGGAGAGCCATAATGTGAAAGCACAGAGAGATACGGGGCATTAGTTTCAGAAGATGTCATATAAATCCCACCATCTCCATCATTACCATAATTAACTACAGCTGAACCCTTTGTCCATATAGGATTTGAATCTGCCCCATAGTTATTACCCTTATCTCTTGCAACTGAATACGTGGGAGCATTGCTTATATTATTAACTATAAGCCATTCATCATCACCAAGTACCCCCGGTTCCCCTGTTTTTATCCTAAGAACATCATTTATACCAAATGTCTCGTTTCCTTCTATGGTCAGTGTAGAATCATCATCCGCTGTCATATCCGTAGCCAGAACATCCCCACCCATTACAAGAACATTTCCACCAACTACACTAATAGTATCTTTTTGAAAAACACTTGTTCTAAATATACCTCGACAAGCTATATTACCCACCTCAAGTAAATCTGGGGAAAGAGTAAACCCCGATCCCAGGTATCCTGATACATAATTATCTGATTGTATTCTATCATTAGCTCCATCAATAACCAACGAATTTACTCTAATCCTATCATTTGCTTGATCTAAAACAATATTAGCAGAATACAGTGTAGTAGCCGATAAGGTCCACCCACCTATTGTACCTGATGCAGCAGATAAAACCCCTGCAACTGTTACACTAAAAGGAGCATCTCCAATTGCATCAGCCCCGCACCATATGCCAACACCTGGTTGCATCTGAACTCTAGTTGCACCTGACCCAGCAAAGAACCCATCTGAAGTATTTATAATCTCATACAAATCTTCAATCTGAGCTATCTGTGTTTGTCCAACAAGCAAAGTAAAAAACTCATTCCAAACTTGAGTTATGTTACCTTCTTTATTAAACAATGTTGAAGCTAAAGGAGGTCTTAATAAATCTATTCCCATTTATATCACCTTTAATGTCCACATTCTTCTAGTTCAGCAAAACTACCAAGTAAAACAACCTTCACCGGAGTTTCAATAGTTGCCTCATAAACTCTATTTCTACTTTTACCAAGTCTTCTCCACCGCTGTCTTGTACTATATTTCTGGTACTTACCAAGTGAAACTGCTTCACCGTCACTCCAAGTATTTCCACCATCATCTGACCACTTTAAAGTAACTTGTGGGTCATACCCGTCAGCAGTTGACGCAACATCAAGCCCTACACCGGATTCAAAATCCAGCTCAACCTGATGATGTATTACATTGAATTTTTCTTTGTTTATAGTTTGTGTTCTTCTTATTCGTCTAATATTCAAAGCATTATCTGTATAAGTATTCATTGAAAGAGTATATATTTTTCCACTAGCACTATCGCCTACCAACTGAGCAGAATTAAAAACCACACCGGTAACTCCTCTAAATGCCCCTGCAACGGAACCCGTAAGACTTTGCCATTCATGCCAGTACAGCGACTCAACATCTAAAGCCCACGTTTTATCAGGAGTTGGAAAATGAATTACATAAAACTCTCGGCCTTCCAGTGTATAAGTAAATGCCAACGCATCACTGATAGTTGCATACGAAGAAATTTGATAGTTAATAGTCGGAGTAGATATAATTTCAAAACTATACCCCGTGCTCCGCATAATAGACTTTTTATTCGAGAGACAGTAAATTTTTTCATTTATTTCTACTATCGAATCTACAGCCCCGCAACCAATTGGTGTAATAGCTCCCGGTACTCGTGCAAAAGGAAATGTTGTATTACCAGAATTATAATAAACCTCTACAGACCTTTCACCAAGTAGCCATAAATTCTGTGACGTAGTACCTATCCCAACAAGATCATCTGATACTGCTTCCGCTGTAGTATATTCCAAAGCATCCCAGGTTGTACCTTCATAAAGACCTGATATATTAATTCTCCCTGTACTTCCAACAGTAACTATAAAATACCCATCAAAAAATGCACAGTCAGTAGCTGTTGGAAAATCTCCATCAGAAATATCCGTAAGTGTATCAGTTGTTACTATATGCCCAAAAGCTGTACCGTCTACAATTAAAAGTTGTGTACCATTATCAGCCATTCCAACATGCCCGGTACTTGTGGTAATAACACCAAGACTTGTCGGCGTTCCATTAGCTACTATTTGATATACAGTATTACCAACTACCGAATATAAATAGTTACCCATAACATGCATGCCTCTGACTATAGCCGTAGTTCCTGAGGTGCAAAACACAGTATTCCCCGGTGTCCCATACATAGCCACAACAGATTTAGCCTCTTCATTATCTACAACGGGGAATAAGTTAATACTCCGCTGTGCGTTAATATCTTTTGACCTACCTTCGTAGGCTCCACCGACAAAGGGAATCTCCATCTTTTACCTACCTATAAGAATCAGAATTTATACTATAACCACCAGAAGCACTTACTGGTAGAACAATTTTTACTGGTTCAACATAATTTGCTGAGTTAAGTGTTGTTAACCTATTATACGAATTCATTGCTGTTAATGCAAGTTCTCTAGATACGGTCTTACCAAACTCCGGGGCAAGCCGTACAGCAAGATTATATATAATAGGTTCTTCATACTGCGCTGGCATAGACAATGTACTAGATGTAGAGCTAAACGAACTAGTTTCTGTAAATGGTTTTAAACTAGTAATTGTAAGTGTTTCTGCTGCATCCGGCACAGGGTATAAATAAACATTTACTCTTGGAAAAGTGTACTGAGGATAAAGAGAGTGTGGTCTTCTTACAAGAGTTTTTAAACTAATCTGATTATATCTACCCTCTGAAATAATATCTACTGGATGAGACGTACCGGAGGAATCTACAATATACGCACTAAGTACCTGGTTAGGTCTTGCCGTAGATATAGTTCCTCCAGTACCCCATGTATACAAAGACGTGCTAGCAACCAAAGTAACATTCTCTCTTACTGAAGAAAAAACATTAATCTTTTCTGCTGCCCATGACCGCAACATAGATTGCAGCGCAGTCAAAGCATCGGATTGCTCGTCTGAAGTAAGCGATTCACCACTTGCAACAACACCTATTTTTCTTGCAGCTGATTTTAATATTGCGGAAACTTGCATAATTATTTATCCTTTTTTAGTCTTTCTAGTTTTTCTAGTCTTCGGTTTCTTATCTTCAAACGCACTAAAGAAATCTTCTTCCTTTTCCTCTACTTCTTCTGGAAGATCAGCTGGAGATTCAACCCAACCCTCTTTAAATTGTTCTTCTTGTTCTATTAAAGTTTGAAATACTTTACCAGCTCTAAAGTCTTCGTGATAAAGACGCTTAGGCCAACCATTTTCTTCAAAATCTTTGATACTTAACTTTTCTCTTTCGTGTCTGATTCCCGAGTTAAGTAAATTATTTTTACTAACCATTTTTAATTCTCCATAAATTTTTCACACAAAGAAAAGTGTTCATTTGTTAATTTTTCTTCTTTATCAAGCTCGGTTAGTTTACTTACTATAAGCTTTTCTATAACCTCTCCAAACTCAATATCTTTTTGCTCAACAGTATCCTCTGACCAAGTAAGTCGATCTTCCGCTTGTTTAAAGTCTAAAATCTTATTCTCCGCCTCAGAAAATGATAACTCCTCTTGCATTACACGAATAAGTTTCAAATTTGTAAAACTCCCCTCTTTCGGTAAAATCTGACTTAAAATAATTCTTTCTCTTACATCAAGTTTCATCTTTTTAATCTCCTGTTTCCTGGGGTTAATCACGGGAAGGCTGACCAGGAATCAACCTTTCGGAGTATACTTCCTATCCCGTGAGTATAAATTATTTAACTAGCCCATGTATAATCATCATAGACTGGAATATAATGAGCAACTCCACCAACATCAATTTGCAGAGCATGAGTTGTAGCAATCGCCGGGGTATTTGTAGCGGCAAACAGGCAATGAGTGCCCTGTGAACCCGCTGCAAAATCAGCAAAATTAGCTACAGCTGTAGCTTCTGATATATCAATCATAGAAGTTAATGTAGAACCAGAGGCTTTCACCCCATTAGTCATATCTCCATACAACCATAATCCTGCATGAATCACAGTAGTATTACTTGCATGAGCATGAGCAGAAATCAACGAAGCGTTATTACCTGGAGAAGTATGTAAACCTTTAACATTCACATAAAGTCCTGTAAATTCACCACTTGAAACTGTCGCAGTACCATCAGCACCATAACATTTAACCATTAAACCTGCTGTGGTTCCTGTATAATCTTCACTGGCTTGAAGAGTTTTCTTAATAATGTTACCATTAGAAGCTCCACCAGTCAGAACATCAGCAACATCAATCATACCATTAACATCGAATTTAGTAGAGCAAGCCATTGTAACTGTAGGCTCTGTAATAGTCAAAACTGCAGCAGCACCATTTGTAATCGTAGCGCCGTTCTGTAAAGAAATATCATTTGTAGCTGCACCGGATATATTCAAACCAGTTGTAGAAGTTCCAGCAATATGAATACCAGTAGTTGTTGCACCAGTTATATGTAAACCAGTAGCAGTTGCTGCAATCGTAATACCAGCTGTAGTCTGAGCAGCTACTGTAATACCCGTCACACAATCTGCAGAAACATTAAGACCAGTTGTAGTTGCAGCTGCAGAAATTTCAATACCATCTGCACAAATACCACTAATTTTAATACCATCTGTTGCTGTACCGGCTAACGACAGCATAGTTGTACCAGTAAACGCACTGGTAACCGCTATAGCAGTAGTACCATCAGCCGCTATATTAATACCTGTTGTAAAAGCACCAGTTATTGAAACCGGTGTAGTAATAGCTCCAGTTAATGAAAGTCCCGTAGTAGCAGCTCCCATTTCCAATGTTTTAGTTGCTTCATCCCACTCAAGTGGACTATACCTTAAATTTAAACCCATTTTCTTATCTCCTATTAAGCCCTGCTTTAATTATGGTAGATGTAACTTGTGGCCTAGTCAGCTACATCTACCAGTTTACTATTATTCTCCCCAGAGTCTTACAGCAAGTTCAGGA